TATGTAGCGGCGCAGTTCGATGATGTTTCCCTCCAGTTTCCGATACTCACCGAAGGAAAGAAAAAGTCCGTTAGGTCTAGGTTCGAAGGTTACTTCTTCAGATGCGGGAGGCTCAGGCCAGGGTGGGCGCTGGAACTCCGGCAGCTTGATATTGCTATCGATCGTCCGGCAGCTTGCGAAAGAGAGAATTAGCGCGATTAGACAAATCGCCATCTTCTGTCTTTGCCAGTTGTTCTTTTTCATCTGCGGCCTCCTCCCTGATTCTTTGCCGGCGGGTCTGCAGGCTAACGAGATTATTCGCCCTTCTGGTGATCATTCTTGTGGCGGCTCTTGCGGTTTTGATTTCATTTTTGAATCGGCGATTGCGCTTCAACAAGAAGATAGCAAGGCCGCCGGCGCCCAGGGCAAGGGACGCCAGAATAAGGATGATTTTGATCATTCGTCCGTGGGGGCGGGACCATTCATCATTGCCGCCTTGTTCATTTTCATACCCGCGACAACGAAGCCTATAATCACCACGATGCCCGGCCCTAGAAAGCCAAAGGCCAAATCAAGGTTAAGCTCGTAAAAATGCTGTTTTGTCATACACAGGGCAAAGAGCAGGGTAAGCAGCAGAATCCCTATGTAGTATTTCCATTTGTTCGTTGTCACATAGGACCCGGACGGCAGAGCTCCGGTTTGTTGGACCACGGCCCGTAAATCCAGGGCGGTGTATGCTCCCACTACACTCAGAAAGGCTCCGGCCATCGCCCCGATGACCTGTGAGCTTTCCAGCAGGGCGATGCAGGCGCCTGTTATTAAGAAGGCCAGGATAACTAGAAAGAGTTGCTTGTGCTTTTTAGGCATGGCTAGATTCCTCCTGAGAAACATTTTTAGAACATGGAGATTCAAATAGTCTGCCAAAATATTTTGGAAATTTTCTCTTAATCTATAAGCTCAATTTTTAACTGATGCTGGTCGCCGCGGGATTCACGGGAGGTGATGTTGCGAATTTGTTGAGGGGAGAGATGGAAAGCTCGCGCGAGTTCTTCGTAGTTTTCACCGGCTTCGAAGCGGTTGACAATCTCCATATCTCTGAAAAAGAGCGTCACTTTTTTGGGGAAACTCACTCTGTCCCCGGCGAAAAGCTCGAAGACTTTTTTTGCTGCCTCCTTGCCGATCTCTTCGGCGAGTAAGCTATATGTATCAAGGCCTTCCATGGCTTGTTGTATCCTTCCGGTCGGGGTTGAATCCGGCCTTTTCGGCGATATCCCGGAGGGCTAGGATTAGTTTGATGGCGGAGGCCTTGCTTAAGAAGCGCGGATCGTCTATGCCGCAGATTCGCTTGACCATAGCTCGCAGGGAACGCTCTGTTTTGGAGCGGGAGGCCAGCTTCCAAAGGCCCTTGATATAGCGGCGCTGGGCGTCTGTGCAGTGGAAGCCCTGCCCTTTAACTTTTGTCCTAGGCTTATAGCCTGCCGCCCGGAAGGCCCGCATCAGGGTGAAGTATTGAGTGTCGTTTTGCAGATTGGCGGCGCTTTTAACGCCGGCAGCTCCAAAAAGCAAGGAACGGTAATCCTTTTCGCTAAGCCCCAGAGTCTTCTTCACAATATGGATGGCTGCCAGTTTTTGCCTGCGCTTAGTGAGCATGACTGTCCTGATCAGCTTTCAACTTTCAAATCCCGGATTTTCTCAAGATTGGGCTGGATGCGGAATGAATCCTTGACGGATTTCTTCAAGCCCAACTTGGCTATGACGCCATCATCCAGACTGCTTATCCGCTCTCGATCCACCGTTTCTGCCACCTTGATGCAGCTATTCAAGCGGAGGCGCTTTAGGACGGTGATTAGATCGGAGAGTTTGCCCCTGTCTCTGGGGATGGGAACGCTGGTAGTGATCCTGAAGCCGATGAGGCCGAAGTTTAAGACCTTGCTGCGTTTTTTCGCAAATTCGGCTTTCTGCGACTCGCAGAAATGAGTGATTTGCTGTTCCAGGTATTTGCGCTCGGACTCCAATCCGGAGACGTTCTTCTTCATCTTCCCCTTCAATTCGTTGAGTTTGAGGGTGAGCTCGCCGCTAGCCTCTGTGAGGGCGACTGTGATTTCCCCCATACGACGAAGCGCCTGATCGGCATCTTCCCAGTTTTCTACTTGTTGATTCATTTTTTCCTCCTTGTGTTTACGAGGGCCAACTGCTTGAGGGCGAGGCCCAGGGTGATGAGAGCTCTGCTGTGCAGTCGTTCTCCCGCGTTTTTGATCTTTTGTGAAATCCGATAGAGTATTCCGCGCATCAATACCTTCGCATGGCCAGTTTTGCCACTTCCTTGACGTCTTTTATGGTGGGCTCCCCACCCTTACGGTGGGTGTAGAGGTGGAGACGTTTGAGCATCTTCTCCAGGGTTCTAAGGCAGGGGGCGGGTTCGGACCGGAAACGGATAGAGGAAGATGCAATGAGACTCTTTTTGATGGGCGCTTTCAGCGAGGGCCAGGCAGCATCAATGATGGCGCCCATATCCTCACTGCTGATATCATCCAGCATGAGCCGCACGCCGATGCGTGTCAGAAGTTGGTCGTGATCGTTGCGGACGTTCTGGATGATCGCAGAAAGCCTGGGAAGACCGCAGAGGACCAGGCCGGTATGCCCGGCGTCATAGACTACCTGACGTAGATATTCTAAGGAGCTGTCAAAAAGGTAATCGGCCTCATCGATCACTATCAGGGTGTCCAGGTCCTCAAGGGTATGGATGATGCGCTCGGTTAGCTGTGCGGCCGAACCCTTTATGTTGATTCCGAGTTTATCGGCCAGCACGGTGGTAAGGCGGTGTTGTGTGTAGGTTTTATCAACCTGTATGTAGATGCCTCCGTACTCCCTTACGTACGTTGTAAGGGCGATGGTTTTGCCGGCGCCGGCATGGCCGCAGATTAGCGCGATGTCCACCTCCTCGGCGGCGACGTCCATGGCAAGATGTATCTGCCTGTAGGTTTCAATCCGCACCGTGGGGATGACCAGCGCCTGGCGGCGGTTTCTTTCCCTGCGCAGATATGCCTTAATGCTATGGGCGAGTTTTTCGTTGTCCCCTTTGTAGTTGCCCGAAAGCCATGCGGAGATTGCCCCTCCGGAGAGGCCGATGCTCTTAGCAATCTGGTTCTGACTGACCTGCCGCGATGCAATGTATTCCTTGAGTTCTTCCTTGATCTCTTTCATTTTACATTCCTTTGAAGAAATCGCTGATGTTTTCGGATTTCTTCGTTTTGGTTGGGGATATGCTTATAACGTCGCTGTAGCCGACGGCCGCCCTACGGGCCTCGGGGAGTTCGTCGATTAGTGATTTGCGGGCCGTTGGTTTCTCGCGATATCGGGATAGAATCTCTTTTTGTTTTTTGTTGACCTCGGCTCTTAAGCCGGAGTTTTTCTTCGCATCGCCAGTGTCGTCCATATAACCCGCATAAGCTGTAAATAGCTGACGTCCATCCGAGGCAAAGACGATGATGCTGTCTTTGTCCCTGATGGGCCTGCGGGCGATAATCTGATGGCCTAGGTATGGGGCCACTCCAGGGGCGTAGTAATTGACCGAATCGATATTTATCCCATTGCGCAAAACAGTTCGGGTGAACTGCTCGGCGAAAATTAGCTGGCGCCACTGGGCGGGCATGATTGGTCGGGCGCCTATTATTTCTTCGCTGAATACCTGGTCGGGCGTTCGTCCATGCATGCCGTCTCCTCTGTGGTGGTGTTCGGCGGAAAAGCGCTTAACCCACAAATCGAAAAGCGCTGCCACATCGTCGAGGTCCAGCAAGTCCCCCCGTTTCTCCTGGCCCTTGATGCGTTTGTAATAGAGGGCAATATCAGCCGGACGATCGGAGGTATTTGAACCAGTGTAGGAGGGAAATTCCTTGCTAAAGGTTTCAGCCACAAATCGAAAGAAGCGCTCTACCGGCTTGGCCTGAGCCCGATAGGGCGCGGCAAAATGGACTGTAGTTCCGAGCCGTCCAAAGACGCCCTGTATTTCTACGGTTTCATCTTCCAGAAAGGGATCGTCGTTCCTTACTTTGATTTCCCCACCGTTTAGCAGCCTGCTCCGAAAATCCTTTCCGTTGTCGATATGGATTTCTGCGGGTACGCCGTGGTGTACCACGCATTGCTCTAATGCCGAAAGGATGGTGTAGCGGCTTGGGGTGATGGCCACCTGCCAGCCCAGGGGCTTGCGGCTCCGGTAGTCTGTTATCATGGTGAGCCAAGGCCGGAAGGGAGTGCCCCTCTCCGGGTGCCGGCATAGGAGGTCTAAAATATGATGATCGGCAGAGACAATCTGCATGGGGGTTAGATCCTCGTAGTTGCGTTTGATGTAAGGGGCGGCCTTGTCGTTGTAGGCCTTGGCTCCCTCCCTCTTGTGGACCACCAGAGCCTTGGGCAGAGAGTTGATGTAGCGCCGGGCGGTGGAGTACTCGATGGCGCGTCCGTGGTATCGCTTGATAAGCCGGAGGATATGAGCCAGGGAGGGGCGGTTTTCATCCAGGTAGTAGGTTTGGATCAGCTCCTTGTCTTCGGTGTCCAGGCTGCGGGCGCCGGTGGGAGTGTTGTACTTGGGAGCCAGCATTTCGATGCCGCCGTCCTTGTAGTCTTTTTGCCATCGGTAGAGGGTGGAGGCCGAGAGGCGCTGCATACCCTCTTGCCTGTTGATGTCTCCGGAGTTGTAGGCTCCAGCGTACTGGCTTAACGTGAGCCCCCGACGAGCTATGTCCTGCAGGATGCTCTGCCTCCGGTATGCGCGTTTTTCGGCCCGCGTCATATATCGGCCTCCAGTGCAGGTTCATCCTCTTCGGCTGGAGGCTTATGCTTCTCCCACCTAGCCAGCAAAAGGCGCCCCTGCTCATGGAGCACTTTGGAGAGAGCGCTGATTGAGTGATCCAGTATTTCGGCCGTGCGTGCTGATAGGGGGGAAAAAGATAGGACATCGGCAATTAGACGGGGTATTTCAACTACTGCCCTATTGACCGCGGTGATAATCTCATCAAAGCATTTCGCGTCGTATTTGCTTTTGGGGTCTACCTCGGTTTGCACGAACTCTTCTAACTGTTCCATTTCTTTCTTCTTCATTTTTAGTTTTCTCTCCTCTCTAAGTGCGGCTTTGAGCCGGCGTTTCTCGTCGTTTAAGGCGTTTACCTTTACCCTCAGCGCTCTTTTGTTGGGATTCTCTTTCTCTACAAACTTGAAAAGCTCCGCTTGTACGGGCTGCGGAAGCTCCCGGATGCGCCGGAAAAGGGTGATGTCGTGATTGGTGACGCCCGGGACCATGGAAACCACTTGATCACGGGGATAATCACCATTCTGTGCAACATGCACAGAATGGTGAAATTGGCCGTTTTCATCTTCTTTTCCGGTCCCCTCGAGAGGATTTATCCGATTCTGTCCATTTGGCCGATTTTCGGCCAAATGGTGAAACTGACCGTTTTCGCCCCTTTCACGGGTCTTCCGCCTGTCATCCATTTGGTCTAGAAGATGGATAGTTAGGCGGTATCGTTCGATTGTTGTTAGCTGGCGCCCAAGATTCGTACTGTATAGTACATCTCTGGGAACTTCGGGGGTTATAAGTATGCAAGGAACGCTCTCGAAGTCCAGCGCCTTGGCTGCCCGCAGGCGCTGGTGGCCGGATAACACGGTGTATGTACCGTTGTTGTCTTTTGTCACTAGCAGGGGCTGGAGAACGCCGTTCCGGTCGATATCGGCCCTGAAAAACTCCCAGTATTCTCCCTCGATGTCCTGAAAAAACTTGCTGTTGTCGGGGTGGGGGGCCAGTTGGTCTAACGGGACGCTGATAACTGTGCTCATGTTCTTCCTCCTTTTCCTGCAGCGTCGCGCGTGATAGACTCAATTGGAGGTGTCGCTATGCATGAATCTGAAGCCATGGCTTTAATTGAGCCTGTATTGAGTGCCTTTTTCGAGAAATACTTTCGGTACTTTGAGGATAGCAACTTCGATAAGAAGTCATATGATGGATACTTGAAATTCTTTGCCAAGACTCTCAGGTCAGAAACGGCATACGAGACCGAAGAGAAGGCCAAGCGGACTATATCCGTTATCTTGAGCCAAGATATGAAATACGCGAGAATGGGCGAGGAAGACTTGAAGATTGAATTTGAGGGGACCCCATTCTCACGAGAGCTTGACGAAATGTTGGATTGGATCAAATCAAGAAGAGAAGTCAAGATTCGTCAACCCTTCGGGGAACCTTCCGAATTCTTTCGGAATGCATAAAGGTATTTTCCTTCATGCAGAACAAGGGCCACCCTTCATCCGAAAAAAAGTACCAAGTTGCACCAAGCTTGCAGAGCCGGATCCAGGAGTCTCTTAAATCTTCTGGAAATGAGAAAACATCAAGGTTCTTTTGTATAAAAAGAAAAGGGCTTAGCTCTTCTCTTTCAAAACCGTTTTCTTTGGTCATGATGGATGCGTAGTTCTCCTTTACGAACTCGCGAATATCCTTTTCAGCCTGCTTTCCCGCTTCACATCTCTTCTTCAAGGCGGCAATGTGCGAATCTTTTTTCATCTTTCTTAGAATCTCTCTTGCTTCCATGATTTTCTCCTTTTGATATATGGTTTTTGCTTTCTGATCATCTTGCAGCCCTCCTAATATGTTTGCTTCATATAGGCGGTGGGCGGAGGCCTGGCTCTTCTCCATTTTGTGGATCTTGTGGTAGAGCAGTGCATCGCGCTCGTTGCCGGCGGCGGGGGTGAATGAATTCGTTGGTTATCTTTTTGGGCTGCTGTTCTATTCATTGTCAGATTTTCACCAAGGTTTTCTTCAGTTCTTCCCAGTTTGAAAACCCCAGCTCATAGGCGATGCAGGACCGGAGGCGCTTCCCCTTGCGCACGCCCCAGATGGTGCGATTTATGGCCTCCATCTGCACGCCGTACTTGGCCGCAAGGGAAGTTTGGCTTAGGCCCATGCGGCCCATTAGGGCGGTAATCTTGATGGCTGTTCGCACATCGCGCCTAGCAAGCTCCCTCTGGTCAGAGACTGTCTTTTGCGATAGGCTCATTTACATAACTCCCGCGGGGGCTTTAGTCCCCGCTGTTTTTTGGTTTAGTTAGGAAAAAGTCTTCCTGGCAATATCATAATTGGATTTTCCAATTTATGTCAAGAGAAAGTTTGGGGAATCAGAACAAAACCAGCAGGAGATAGATGTTTTCAGAGAGAATTAACCTCTTACTCAATGCTCTTGGTATAAATCAGTTTGAATTCTCCAAACTAATAGGCTTATCAAGTGGTGTTATTTCCGAGTTTGCAAGCGGTGCAAGGAAACCCTCAAAAGGCTTTTTGTTTGGATTATCTAAACTAGGGGTAAGCCTTGATTGGTTTTTAACCGGCGAAGGTTCGATGTTTCGGAGCTCGCAGCCGCGTCAAAAAGAAGATGATTTTCCCGAGGATCCCATGCAGGGCTTGGCCTACTTGGATTCCCTTGTAGAAGTGTTGATAGATAAGGGCCTTATTGACAAAAAAGACATCCCAGCCCCTTTGCCTGGAGTGCGCCGGGCATCTCCGAAGATGACAGAGGAAACTCGGCGGAAGCTGCAGAGGGATCTGGAAAAGGCAAGGCGAGAGTTCGAACGCATAGAAGCGGAGCTAGAGAGGTATCGGCCTTATCCCCCGGGAGCTGCTGATGAGGCCTTTGAGCCCGAGGAGGAGTATCAAATAAGGATTCCGCTCTATGAGTTTGTGGCCGCGGGGCGTCCCCAGGAAAGCTTTGATTTAGGG